CATAATTAGGAGTAAGTGTATCTGTTTTTGTATAAACGGCAATAAATGGCATATCATTTGGGGTTGTACTTATAGCAGAAATATTAAAGAATCTTAAATATAAACCTAATAAATCACTTACAACCATTCCATCGTCTGGTGATTGATACCAGTTAACTTTATTTGTTCCAGTACTAAAGCTATTTTTAAAGTACCAACCAAATTGCCCAGAAGCATTACTTGATGCAGTTGGAACTGTTAAAGGCGGTTTTCCATCAGCATAGACCGCTGGTGAGTTATAAACATTTAATTGATTTATTTGTTTACTTGCCGTAGAAGGTAGGTCTGCCCAACCACAAGAATTATTACTATAAGTTAAAACTTGATTATCCTCTCCAGTGCCTAATAATGATATAGTTGAACCCCAAACAGCTGGTTGTCCTGCACCACCAGAAGTTAAAATATCTCCAGCAGTTCCAACATTACCAGTCCATGCACCAGCACTATATTCTGTATTTAATGATAATGACCCATCTGCTAAAATAGATACTGCTTTTGCACCACCAGCATATCCAAGATGGACTGCATTATAAATGTTAGAATTAGCATTAAAATTAGGAACTATACTAATACCACCTTCCAAACTTGCTAAATATGTCATCTCAACTGCCTCTGATATATAAGGAGCACCATCGTATGTGCTATTATTTAGACCAAGAACAGTATAATGACTTGTTTCAGTAGCATTATCCATGCTCAAATACAAATTGACTGACCCGTTAGGATTGAGATTTTGTGCAGTAAGTGCCGAGTAAGTTCCAGCATACGTTGCCGATGCGGTAATTTCAGTTTGAACCGTTGGGGTATAAGAAAGTGACGACCCAAGTTGTAAAGTGGGGTCTAATGCACCAAAAGATGAATATGTTATATTTGCATTACCAGTTATAGACGTTCCATTGCTACTAATTAGCACCGAGTTGGGTGCGACACTAATGTCTTTTACTGATACACCATTAAAAGTCAAATCGGTAGCGGACAAAATTGCTACATCTTCATCTGTTATTTCAATATATGTTCCACTGATGGTAGTCGTTTTTGTGATGACTGGGTCAAGAGTATAAGTCGCTAAAATGGGTTGTGATAATCCACTCAAATCCGCAGTATCAATGATTCCAGTATCATCGGGCTCTGTAGTAATTCTTGCGGATTGAGTAGTTAGGGCAGTCAAATAGTAAGTTACTCCTTGAATCATGTTAGCGGTGTTTTGATTGACTCTCACTGGATTTCCAAATCCACTCAGATTCCAAGGAGCACCATTTATAGGAGTTTCAAAAATGACAAATAAAGGACCACTCGCAGTGACATTTGGTAAATCTAATAAAGTTCCAGTTTGTGTGCTATTATCAACTGTAATATTGTTACTTGCGTTCAAATTATCAGCAGATAAAGAGTCAATGTATCTCACATCATTATAATTCATATTTACTAAAGTAGTCGCTGGAAAGGTAGACCATAAAGATGCATCTGCTGCGTCACCTTGTGGACCAGTTGCGCCAGTATCTCCCATTGAGCCAGTCATTCCAGTTGGTCCCATTAATCCAGTTAGTCCCATATTTCCAGTTGCTCCAGTTGGCCCCATATTTCCAGTTGAACCAGTCATTCCAGTTGGTCCCATATTTCCAGTTGAACCAGTCATTCCAGTTGAACCAGTCATTCCAGTTGAACCAGTATCTCCCATACTCCCAGTTGCCCCCATATTTCCAGTTGCGCCAGTATCTCCCATACTCCCAGTTGCCCCCATATTTCCCGTTGCTCCAGTTGGCCCCATACTCCCAGTTGCCCCCATATTTCCAGTTGCTCCAGTTGGCCCCATACTCCCAGTTGCCCCCATATTTCCAGTTGCACCAGTTGCACCAGTTGCCCCAGTTGCTCCAGTTGAAGATGCCGCGCCATCTTGCCCCCTTGCTCCAGTTGCTCCAGTTGCTCCAACACTACCAGTTGCACCAGTTGCCCCAGTTGCTCCAGTATTTCCTACTGCACTAACTAATTGAGACCCATCGCTAAAAATAATTCCACCTGGTGTTGATATTCTAAATTGTTTAGCTTTAACATATTGAATTCCACTTTGTTCAAACGCAAAACTATTACCATTTTGTATAGCAGATTTTAATGACATTCTTAATCTTTTACCGCTCTACGATAAACTTCGTTTCTCTTCGAGCTTCAAAAGCTTTACCAAAAATTTAATTTATAAAAATTATTTTCTAAATTTTAAACTTGTTATATATATTAGTATAAATACTTTTAAAAAAAAATATATTAAGTATTATTTTTTTGGTAAAGCTTTTTTAGGTTGAAGAAATACGAAGTATTTCGTAAACCGACAAAAAAGGTTAGTTATTTATTTAAAATTAATTTACTTAATTCTAATACTTTTTTATCCGGTGATAAATTGCCTTCTGTAATCATATTATTATATTCATCAGTATCCATATCTAAAAAACAACTACGGACACAACAATGACGCCCACAACTTGCAACATTTTTATCATTTGATTGATGTTTATATTCATTATAGTAAATATTAAATCCACTATCATATAATTCTTTTAATAAAAATGGCTCTTCTTGGTGAACTGATTTTAAAACATCTTCTGATACGTATTTTTTCCATTCTTTAGAATCTGGGGTATTTCCATATGAATCATAAATATATAGACCCTTTTCATTTCCTTCTTTTTTTAGCCATATTAATACCCAATGCCCATAGGTTTCGCTTTGTCTTACTAAAAATATACATGCATTAGATGGGCTTGATAATAATACATTTAATACACCATCATCAACTAACTCGCTATATGTCATAACTGGTATATCATTTTCTACAAATTCGCGTATATCTGAATCCGTTAAGCTGTAATTCATTTTCAATATGCTTTAATTGCTTATTACTATTATATATGTTAAAAATTCCAAATGTAAAAAATCCAGAATAAAAACTTAAATAAAAATTCTTCATTTATATTTATATATATATAACACTTTTTAAAAAAAAATGTCTCAAAAAATTCAAATCGTAAATTTAGTTGATAGCCCAAAAAAAGACAAACGCTATAGAGTATTTTTAAATGATGGTTCAAAATATGATTTTGGTCTCAAAGATTATGCTAATGGGACATACATAGACCACGGCGACAAAAAAATTAGATTTAATTATTGGGCTCGTCATCTTAAAAATCATAATGAACAACATTTAATAGATAATCTCATTCCGAGTCCTGCCTTATTCTCAGCTGCATTATTATGGGGCAAATCTACTAATTTAGATAAGAATGTAAAAGAATTAAACATACTCTTTAATAAGTTTTTGTAAAATTGCTTTTATTAATTTTGGGGGAATACTATATCTATCATCTAATTTTAAATCTACAACTGGTATAATCATATCTGGATTTGGGCACGGTGCAACTTCTTTTAATCCTAATCCACCTGGGACATTATTGAAAAAATCAGTTAATTTTCTTTTTTTATCACCGTATAAACAATACAAAGTTGTTGATAAATTTAATTTTTTCATTTTTTTATCATTTCTCATCATACCCTTTGGATTCTCAATTACAAATAATAAATCTGGATTTAATTTTTTAAAAAAAGTAATAATTTCTAATGTCTTATATAAAATCATCGTTCCAACTTTTGCACGTTCGCTATATGGTGTTGCTGTTTTTGGATTTCGTTCTCGTAATGGATATGCTAATGGGCTATATGTATTACACGGTGGAGATGCCCAAATAAAGTCTGGGATAAATTTAGTTCTTTTTTGCCACTTTTTATAATCCCATAATAATATATCAACTAATATATCTGGTTCATATTTATCAACAAAATCTAATGACACTGATTGTATACCCATTTTATGGGCAACTTTTCCAACTGAACCTGTCCCTTTAAATAATTCTAAAATTGATAATGACATTTTTTATCTGAATTATAGCATATATATTTATATTATTTTTTTATATTTTATATTTATTATTTTTATTATTCTAGAACAAATTAGCATATAATGCGTTTGGGAAAAAAGGGGATTCAGAATTTTTACTATAAGAACATTTCCGTTTCCCCCTTTTTCCCAAAAGTATATAGAACGATATATAACAAAAAAATAAGTATATATATGCTATAATTCAGTTTATATTTTTACTGTATTTATCTAAGACCTAAACTTTCTTCAGCATCCATTTGTGCTCTCTTCTTATCAATAATTGATTTCTTTTTAAAAGTTGCACTGACATCATCGTGATTATAAATTGCAGCTCTATGTTCACCTAATAACATTTGTGGAACTGATGTGAGTAATGTAATATTTCGTCCCCAATCTGAGTTTTTTAAATAGTTTCTCATTTCTTCTGGAATACTTAAATGGTGTGTTAACATATATGTCAAATTGCGCGATGTGCCAAGCTGTGGGAACCAAATAACGCCATTTAATTCTGTTAAAATCATTCTCGTTTGCTTTCCATTCGCACTACGATGTGAGATAAATAAAGTATTTATTCCTCTTTTTCTCCCACAAGTTAAACAACTTTCAACTAATCCTTCTAATGCTTTCAATCGTTTTTTATCAACAATACCCTCAATATCATCAAATACAACTACTGATTTTTTTGAACCGGTTTTATTAGTTAAATCATCTAATGTTAATGGATTTTCTGCAAATTCATCATCAACACAAATACGTAAATGTGGTATGCCTTCAAATGCTGGGTCATCAATATTATCCGCACTAATAATAATTTTATATTCTGGCTCAACATCAAATATTTGGTCAAATGCTTTCAAATAATCCGCACATATAGTTGATTTTCCA